CCCCCCCTCTCATTGTTAATTGTGCGTATGAATCTACTGATGCCATAAATAATCACCTCAAAGTTTTATTCCCGAGCCTAATAATGGCTTCATTAATGTGCGATTTATGTTATTTATAGGTCGGCGTAAAAGTCGGCGGCCGATATTAAAGGTTGCCGCCGTGGTCGCCGCTCCTACTGCCATAGGAATTATATTTGCTTGAAGATTTGCCGCCATTGTGGTAGTAGCTAATGACGGAGCTTGAACAATATCTGATAATGAGATGGCCGAAGCTCCTACAGTTTCATACATGCCGCTTGAAGCGTCAAGAACTGATCCTAGATCGCCTTTACCCGTAATAAAACCAGCAATACCCGTTCCAGCAATCCCTCTTGTAAGGATTTCAGCGTATGTTAATGATTCTAGGGCGTTTAATAGTTTGAAGGATGCTCTCCTTCTCGGGCGTGATTTTCGTTTTGCCATGAGATCGCGACAAATACTTGATTATTAATCTTTTTTAGTAAAAAGACCCGAATCGTCGCGATTTATGTTAATTGTTTTTATTTCTGGAGCTGTTTGAGTGGCTTGAGTTAACATTTGAGCGATTGCCGCTTGAATTGGGTTGACGGGTTCGCCGCCAGTCGATAATCCCGTGGATTGAATAGCTAAAGCGAGCTTATTATCAATACTTTCTTCAAGATCTTCAACATTTTCTCGAATTTCTCGATTTAATTGTGAAATACACCACAAAATAACGAAAATTTCAAGTAAACTGGCAATAATAGTGACATAATAGGCTTCAACCATGCCCCAAACGCACTCGATCAACACCTAAAAACGTTACTTTGAGCTTTTTCTAATAATAATAATAATAATATGATATGATATGTTATGTATAGTAGGTATAGGTAATAATTAATGATTTTATTACAACGGCTTGTATTAAATACACTTATATCCCCTATATCGACTCGGAAATGTATGGAATCCGCCGCCGATTACCCAAAACTGCCCGAAATCGCCAAAAAGCCCGAATTGCCCGATATTTATAGTGTAATTAGCTTCATTAATAAAGATCGCTCAAATCGATGTGGATGTGACGCTTTAGCTTTGAAAGTTCATCGAGTCTACAAAAAAATTGATCCAAATTACAAAGATCGTTTAAATTATGACTTTCAACCATGTTGTGCAATATGCTGTAACTGTCATGCTGATCGATTCGATCAAGAAAATAGCTACGATGAAAATATGTCAAGCTCTTCTCACTGGAACCATCTTTCGCCGTTGAATAAATTGTATGTAGGTGATGAATAAAATGTGTCATTCAGATACAAGAGATATTGACGATTATAATTTAGGATATTTTGAAGGCGTTAGGAATGTCGCCAACATATATCAAAAATGTTTAGATAAAATAGCTGTTAATTATGATCCCTCGGTAGTTGAATTAAGATTAAATAGCGAATTATTTGTGTCGCTTTTAGTCCATGAATTAGAAGAAGCTCGAGATTTAACAATAACAAATAGAGGTGATCAATAAATGGTTAGTCGATCATATAATTCCAGTGAAGTAGGCGAAGCTTTCTGGACTCAAATAAATCGCTTTTGGTTATTAGAGCTTGAAGGTGATGAATTCCCAGAAATACCCAATATTGCATTTTGTGCGCAAGATTTTATTCCACCGTGCTTTGAGCTTATGGTTGATGATGCTAATACAAAAGTAACAGAAATCAAGTTTCATGATGACCTTAAAGAAATTTTAGACCGTTCGCCTACTGTAGCTTTACTTAATTTAGAAAATAATCAAACTGCTAATATGGATCGTAAGGGGTGCTAATATGATTTTAGGATGTAAATATTGTTCGGTCTGGATGGACTTTACCGACTTCGAAGCTGTTAAGCACATGAACAAGAAGCAATGTTGGGTAATGCCCGAAGGCGTTAATCATGTATTCAATAAGGTGTTATAATATGAGTAGAATAATAAGAACTGTATCATTATGCAAGAAAAGCGACGAGCTAGCAGGATTAAAACCAAATTTTTCTCGATGGGTTAGGGATCAATTAATTTCTTCTGATGAAACAAGCTCCAATTCTCATGTTACTTTAGCCGTGTTTAGAGAGCGAGGAATCTGTAACCCTAGTGCTTCACCTAGATGTGCCATTTGTTTCCCTTACGGACGCCCTCAAATGGTCGATGTTAGGCAATGGAATCATGAACATAACTATGTTAACAGTGAAGGTCAACATACTTTGAAGATCGGAGCTAATGAAAGACTACAAGAAATTACTAAAAAAAAATTCAAGAAAGACGATACAAAATCTTTGTTAGATATTTCAAATATTCAAAACGATGGCAAAGAAACCAACGTGGACGAATTAATTATTCCCGAAAGAAAGTATCTAAGAAGAGCCGTTAGATGGGCCTTAAATTTTATTTAATTCCCGCTTAGAAGTGAATCTATATCATCTGGAATTCCATTATTATTAAGATCGGTAAAAGCTCCGCCACCAGAAAACGCGGCGTTATTTTGTCCGTCCCAATTGCCGAACGGATTATCCCCGCCGCCAATCCCCGATCCTTGCCCTTGACCCGTTCCTTGTCCCGATGATTGATCGTTCGGGGGTAAATTTACAGGACCTTGAACTTCATCTGGTAAAGCTGAAGGATCAAAAGAATCTGGTAAAGAATATTGAGCTGAGAAGGGAGCTGATCCTAGCTTTAGCTGATTACCTAATAATAATCGAACCGCTTGAATAGCTCCTTGTAACGGTGTTAAATTTTTCAAGCTAAAGTCTCCTTAAGATTTTCAATCCCCCAATAGCTTTGAATCATGATCGAAGTAAATGTCCCAAATAATTCGGGATTCTGTTGGACAGCTCCTTCAATTTGATTATTAATCGCATTAGCGGCATCTTCACCATACTCAACACCTACAATACCGAAAATTGCTCCAGCTATAGCTCCGTAAAAACCGAAGCGAGCCCCGCCAACAGCTCCCGCCGCCGCCGCTCCTAGAATATTTTGAGTTTCTAACCAATCATTAAGCTCATCAACGCCTAATAATCGCGTAGCTGTCCGCCATGCCGTTCCCGAGAGCGATCTATCAAGAGCTATGCCCAATATACCCCCTATGAAGATCAAAAAGCTCACATCACTAAGAGCTGATACTATAGGGGTTGATACATTCTTGAAATTATAAGACGTAACAGCATCACTGACAAGCTGTCTTTCATAAGTCCCGAGAGTTATACGATGCTCAATCACTTTTTCTGTCGGTTTACGAGGCATAAGATCACGGCTTTACTAATTCTTGACCAAATAATTGAAAGTTAGCCGCCGCCGATGATGTAGAAGTTACAGGATAAATAATCAAATTATAATACGGGGGTATAATAATAGGAAATATAATTGATTGATCCATAGAAGTAGGAACAAATATAGTTCCTTTCTTGACATTTGTAAATATTCCGCCTTTAATAGCTTGAGTAATTGGAATTATACCGTTAGTATCGCCGTCAGTAGCTATAGAACCGTCCACGAAGCTAGGCGGAGCTAAGGCCAAAGCCCAGAATTCATTAGCATCACCACCCCAATATGAACCCATTCTAACTTCAATCGGATTTTCACCCGCTGTAAGAACGGTAGAAGCAACCCATAAGCCATTATTAATCGGCGTAGTAGTTAATGATGATCTTATTTGTCCGTAACAGTAATACAAACTAACACCTCTTATCAGCGGCGCGCATTATCTCTCTCATTCTTTTAACGCCCATTAACTCGGCTTCATAGAGTAGCTTAGTAGCTTTCTTGACAGCCATTGCTTCGGCTTTAGAAGCTATCTTCATTCTAGCTCTAGCTCTTTTCGAGATCGCCATTTAATCGCCTCAAGCATCCGTTCGAAATACTACTCTAGTGTTAAGTGCAATTTGAGCCATACAGCTCTCAAAGCGACCCGTATCAACGGCTGGATCGTTTGGGGTTACTGAAGCAATAGGTGTTCCTGATCCGTTCAAAAAGTAAATCGGAGAGCTGAAATTAGTTGCATTATTTCCGCCCATAGCAAAAGCATGGGTCACGGTGCGACCTTGAAGGGTTTCACCGATGGATTGACCAGTTAATACCGATACTAACTCATGTTCGCCGGTTGCGGCTGGCGTAACTTGAAAACAATGGTATTCACCGTTTGAACAAGCTACAGATAAACCGACTTGTCTATCAGAAGTTGTGTTAGCCATTACGATAACCGAGTCACCAGATACTAGAGCTTTCGGATATGGTAGCGCCGCCGGTAATCCCATTCCAGAAGATAATCCCGAAACGGGTAAAGCTAGTTTGATTTTTCCTGCTGATCTAATGTAAGCATAAGTTACGTCATTTTCAGCACTGACGCCTGCTGACATAACTACGGGATTAGGTAGGGATTGAGTCGCAAAAGTTCCCGCGGCTTGAGATGATCCAACGAAGTTAGCGTCCGTTTGAATTTCGTCTTCTGTTGCTTCTGTAAGAGCGGTATTAGCTAGGGGAACGACTGCCCCCCCTCTCATTGTTAATTGTGCGTATGAATCTACTGATGCCATAAATAATCACCTCAAAGTTTTATTCCCGAGCCTAATAATGGCTTCATTAATGTGCGATTTATGTTAT